AGACGGTCGTAGAGGTTGTCCTCGACGGCTTCTTCCGTGAGCGCAAACGCCAGGGCGATCGTCTCGTGGGTGTAGCGAGCAGTGAACGATTCCAGAGCGGTATCGTATGCAACGCCAGCACCTTCGGTCTTCACCGGGGCAGAGCCGAAGCCGGTCAGCATGACCTCTTCTTCAAACGCACGATCCGAAGTTTCGATCGAGAAGATCTCTTCGTGCTCGTTTTCGTAGCGCTTGTACTCAAGGCCGAACAGAGCGTTCAGGCCTGGCTCCAGTTCCTTGACAAGTTGTGAACGGGTAATTGCCATGATTAAGCTCCATCAGCAGCAACGCCAACACTGCCGTATTGGTGTTGATTGAGTTTCACAACGACCACTGCGTAGTTGCCCAGCTCATTGTCGGGCGACTGGTAGAGGCCAACGATCTTCATGGTCAGCGCCTGGGTCTTGGCGATAGAGGCCGAGCTCAGGGAACCATTGGAGATGCCGTTCACAGTGCTGCCAGTGGTGGAGGCAGTGGGATCAGCGTTCTTGCCGATGTTGGCCTGGGTCACAGCGCCGTCGGCCTGCACCAGGAACAACTGGTTGGGATCGTCGATGACTTCGCAGTCGATCGTGCCGATCTCAACGTTCACGCTACCGGGGTAGTAGTTCTTCCAAGTCGGCTTGTTGGCACGAGTCGGATCGTTGTACTGGCAGCCGTTGAACACGCCGGTGGGGGCAGTGTGCGTGGATGCGTCGTACTTGATGATGTAGCCGTCATAGACGACAACCAGGTCGCCCTGGAAAATGGCCCCAGCCTGGTTGTCGGCAATCTGATACCCGTATTGCTTTTGAGCACCGGTAGCAGAGAGGTTACCCGACGGACGCAGACCAAAAGGCTTGTTGATGTTTGCCATTTGAATCTCCTAACGGATGATGGATGACAGCCTTACGGCTGCCGGAACGTGGTGCGCGAACTCCTCTCGGGAGCCTGGATTCGCATTGAAGAGTGTGCGTTTTCACGCAGCATCTCGTTGTCCACTGCCATCAGCTGGTCCTGCGCCTTTTGGCGGAAGTAAGTGTTCCGCTCTTCAACCGTCTCCACGGGGATCTTGGCGAGCAAGAGTCCACCAACAGAGATGACGCCGGCGTGCTTGCCGTCGTCCATCGTGGGCAATGTGGCGCGATATTCCTCGGGAATATTTTCGGGACGAACAAGTTCATACCCTTCGCGCATCTTGCTGTAGACGTTCTGGTTGTCCAGTTGGCCGTTGACTTCTGCACGAATCCAACGGTACTGGAACCCTTCAGGGGCAGGAGGTGCATCCAGACGTGATGGGGGACGCCACGGCTTGCGACGAGACTCTTTGTCCCGGCTTTCGGCGGAACGGCTGGCTCGGTCGATGGTGATTTTTTCGCTCATGACTTACTCCTTCACGTGCTTGGCATACTCTTCAAGAGGTACACCCAGCTTCTTTGCAATGGCAACCTGACTCGGCGAAAGCCGGACAGTTCGGCGCGCACTATTGATTCCGGAACTCCGGGAAGCAGGGGCAACAGCTGGCGCGGAACGCTGTTGTCTGGAAGCTTGTGCGAAGCGTTTCGGGAATTCTTCCCGAATTCTTCGATCCAATTCAGTATAGTACTCGTCCGAGTTGGGGTCAATTCCCTCTCGTTCTATCAAATCCTGATGGATGCCCCATGCGGCATAGGTCATCATGCGGTCCTGGCCAAACCACTCGTTGCGAGCAGCCCACTCCTCGGCCCGTGGATCGGGTGCAGCAGGCTGCTGGCGCTGCTGTGGCTGCTGGCGCTGCACAGGCTCCTGGGGCTGCTGCTGAGCGGCTTCTTGCTGCTGCAGCCATTGGGCCACCTGAGTCTTCTCCTGCAGCAGGCCCGTCAGGCGTTCCTGAGCTTCGATCTCCGTGTTGATGTCGCCCTCTTCGCGAGCCTTCTGGATGATCTGGCGCAGTGCTGTCTGCTGAGTCTCCAGTCGAGTCTTGGCCTCGTTCAGACGGCTGTAGTCCGTGTGCACCAGGCGCTGCTGGAGCGTCTGCTTTTCGGCCTGAAGGCTCTTGGCGTATTCCAGAGCGGCCTGCTCGCGGCGCTCGGCCTCGCGCATCTTGGCGGTCAGCTTGGCAATGCGCTTTTGCACTGCCTCGTTGACCGAGGACAGCTCGTCAGAGTGGCTCTGCTGCTCCGGCTTTTCCTGCGGCTCAGCAGAAGCCTGTTGGGAGTCGGCATCCGAAGAGTCCTGCTCTTCGCCTACCGTGACCGTGGCGGCTTTTTCGTCCTCGCCCAGGTCAAACTCCAGTTGGTCGTCATTCATCGAACTTGCCATGGTCTACCTCACATGTGAAGGATGTCTTCGGGGTTCTGGATGGTGGCCAGGACCTCGTCGTCGTTGATGATCCGGATCTCTCCGCCATCGATGGGCAAGCGCGCGCCGGCGTAGCGGCCAAAGACGATCCAATCGCCTTGCTTGCACCACGGACCGGTGGGGAACTTGCCCTCATCGGCATAGGCCAGTGGACCAACGGACAGCACGTAGCCGCAGACAGTGGCCGCTTGCTCGCGCGCGCGGGTCTGTTCTGCAATCACGATGCCACCTTTGGATTTCTCGGCCCCGCGATAGGGCAGGATGACAATCCGCCAGCCCGTGGGCTTGGGAATGCGATCCAGAACGCTCTGTTCGATCTTGTTGACGTCGAGGCTGCCCTCTTTGTCGTAAGCATCGTCCAAAGACGGTACGTGAGCAGCAGCTTCCTCTGCCCACTTCTTCTCCAGTGCAGTCATCTCCATAGGGACTCCTTACTCCTTGTTGGACTTGTCGAGCAGAGACTGGATCTCCATCTCGACAAACTTGTAGCCCTCAAGGCGCCCCATCAGGAAACGGTACTGCTCCATATCCTTCACACTGCCGCTGATCAGCAAGTCCTCCGTCTGGCGACGAAGGCCGCGTACGGCGATCAGCGTTTTCTCGGCAAACTCAAGCATGGATCACTCCAATGAAGCAGACAGATAGGGCCCCTGTCCGAGGGCTGCAGGCATTATGCACCTGTTTGTTACGTAATCAACACCTTGTTGAACGCATCTTTGCGATAAACATACCGTTTCTCAGGTTTTGGATCCTGGGTTGGCTGCTTTTTGGGACCTTGTGAGGGCCTGGAGGCGGGTGTTTTGGGCCGCTTGGCTGGCTTGTGTTGCATCTTTGGCTCCTTGCTGTTGCAGTTTCTGGGCGTCCAGGGCCAGTTTGGCCTGGTCGATGGCCATATCGCCCTGCACACGTTGGCCTTCGAGCTGGATGCGGGCTTTTTCGTTCTGGTCCTTGGCGGCGTCGGCCGCGGCCCGGGCCTGGATCTCCTGCTCCTTGACCTTGACCAGGGGATCTTCCTGGGGACCCATGAGCTCGGACTGCAGAGCCTTGGCTTCTTGATAGAACTGAGCGACCTTGACGGCGATCATGGCCTCGCGCTGCAGGGCAGAGACCATCTTGTCCGGGTCGGTGCCGTACTGCTGGAAGAGCTCGGCCTCGGTGGCTTCCTCGGCCTTGAGGCGCAGGTGATCGAACACGTGCTTTTGCAGGCTGACGGCCACCTGGGGCATGCCGGCAATCATCGGCGAGAGGCCGAACATCAGGTGGCTGAGGATGTGGGCGTCATGCTGCTGGCCAGCAAATGCCTTGAGCGGCGAGCCGTCCAGGGCCTGTGAGTTCTCGCTGGCCGGATCCTTGGGCTTGTCGACGTTCTGTGTGTTCAGGATGCTGTCGATATCGCGCACGCCGATGGCTTCGTACATGCGGCGGTAGGCCTCGTACATGTTGTGCATCTGCGGATTGCTCTGAGCGAGCTGCAGCTGCGTCTGCGCCATGGTGATGCGCTGGGCCACAGAGAAGATGTTGGGGTCGGAGACCGGCAGCACATCGATGCGCTCATCGAAGTCGCGCGCCTTGATCGTGCGGCTCTCGCCAGGCACGTCATAGGGGTACTCGTCGGGCAGGTGCTCGGAAAAGCCCTCGGCCAGCAGCTTGAACTCGATGCGCTGGGAGTAGTGCAGGCGCTTGTGGATGGCCGACATGACCTGGCCGCCCTTCTCGAGCAGCGCAATCGTGGTTCCCACAGCGGCGTTCTGGTTGCTGTCGCCCACCTGCATGTCGGTGACGCTGGCCAGGCGCCGGCCGGCATCGGCACAGAAACCGAGCAGCGCGAACAGCGTCTGGCTGGGCTCTTTGTAGGGCAGCGGCATGAGTGTCTGGGCCAGATCCATGCCGCCCGCGTCGATGTCGCGGAACTCGCCCGGCTGCAGCGGCACATCGTCGTTCATGATGCGCGCGCCCTTGGCCTTGAAGCCTGCAGGCAGGTTCACGAGCGTGCCGGCGTCCAGCATCTGACGCAGCGCAGCGGTGGCTGCCTGGCTCAGGCCGCCCACCAGATGCAGGAAGCCCAGGCCGTAGGCGCCCAGACCCTGCACCAGCATGTAGTGCACGTAGTACTGGCGGCGGCGGAAGAGCTCGTCGCCCTGTTTCCAGTTGCGGCGCACGCCCACCGTGGCACCAGAGGTGCGATCGATGGTGATGACGTAGGGCAGCTTGATGCCTGTGGGCTGGCCGTCCTCGTCCTTGTGCTCAAAGCCCTGCAGGTCCCAATCGACCTGGAACTCCAGCAGTTCCATCTCCTCGTCATCCGCATTCGGAGTGATCTTGGTGACGCGGTCGGTTTCCTTCTGGATGATGTTGTTGCCCACGTCGGCCGTGGAGCGTTCCTGGGCGGTGTCGAGGTATTGACCGCGCAGCACGGCCTTCTTGTAGTCGTTGACCGTCATTGGCACGATGTGCGTGATGCGCGGGCACTCGCTCATGACGCTCGAACCGTTGTAGGGGATGTACAGGTTGTCAGGCAGCACCAGCTTGCTGACCATGCGCCCCTTGTCGTAGTCGTAGTAGACCTTCTTGAACGCCGAGCCACCGTAGCCGACGTAGAACAGCAGCTGGTCGAACTCGGGCGTGTACTCCTCCATCACCGTGGTGATCTGGTAGTTCATGAAGTCGCGCACGCGCTGGGCCTGCATGATCTTCTCGCGCGTTTCCTTGCCCAGCACCTGGGTGCGCACCGGGCCATCAGGCGGCAGCAGCTCCTTGAGCGCCTGGGCCTGGAACTGCACGATGGCTTCGGTCAGGAGAGGGTGCGCCGCAGCGGCCGCGCCCTTGAAAGGCTTGGTGCGCTCATCGAACGTGAAGCCCAGCAGCTTGAGGCCCTTACCGTACTGCTCTTCCCAGTCCTTGCGCGAGGACTGATCGGCCTCGAACAGCGGCATAAGCTCAGAACTGATCTGCTGCAAGACACCCGGATCGAGGACCTCGGCGAGGTTGGTGTCAAAGGGCACTTCGTCGTCTTCGCCCTTCTCCAGCGTTACTTCCACTTCGCCGGTCTCAGGATCGAATTCAATCTCGATCTCGGGGAGCTCTTCGGTGACGATGTCCTCGACTTCAACATCCAGGTTGCCAGCAGGCAGGTCGTTGTTCTTTTCGATGGGCATGGTGTGTCCTCAATAGGATACAAAGCCCCCGTGGGCCTTGTTCATGGGTGCTTTGGGGCTGATAGCGGAGATGGCTTGAGAAGGGGAGAACACCACCACTTCGTTTGAGGCCAGATTGATGATGCCATCATATCCGTGCTTGCGATACCACTCCAGATGCTCTGGCGTAACAAACATCGATGTGGCTGAATTCTTTGTGGTGGGCTGCGCCACATGTGCCACGGTGAACGGGGCATTTTTGGGGATGACAAACGGATTTTTGATGTCCAGATAGACCGGATACATGGTTTTGCCGTAGGCGGCGGACAATTCTGGGAGATGGGTGAAGTAGATCCCTTCGTTTGTGCCCGACATTGGGTATTCGCCCTTGGCCCGAGCTCGTGCAGCCTGACTTTGAAAGACCATTTCGTCACTGGGCGTGCTGCGGTACATGATCAACGGTTCCCCGCGGTAATCCACCACCTTGCTGCCCTTAAATCGCTCCTGAAATTCGGGAGATCCGGTGATCTCGGGCCGCGGTTTGGCAAGCGGCTTGTATTTTTGCTCAAGCTCGTCGCGCGGACCGGGTTTTCCGAGGAAGAGCTCGGGTGTTTCACGTGAAACAGTGGGCTCGGCCACTGCTGTGGGCACTTCCTCGAGCATTTCCCGTGCAGATCTGGCCGAGGACGTTGATTTCTTGCCCAAACCCAACACATCGGCCAAAGCGGGGAACGCTTTTTTCACGCCGGCCGCCATTGGCGCCACTTGGGCCGCGGTTCCAGCATAAAAACCGGCTTCCCCGGCCTT